TTAGGCTGCTGCTCCATTTTCATCGCCATCGTTTACCCTCTCCCGGTTATCAAATGGATTAAGCGCGACAGCAGCGTCCAGATGGCTCGGCGCGAAATGAGAGTACCGCATTGTCATCTTAATGTCGGTGTGTCCGAGTATGCGCTGAAGCACCAGAATATTACCGCCACGCATCATAAAATGGCTGGCGAAGGTATGCCGTAGCACATGGGTAAGTTGACCGTCCGGCAGCTCAATCCCCGCCCTTTTCACTGCCGCCTTAAATGCTTCATAACAGGGAGTGAATAACGCCCCTCGCTTCTTCGGTAGCAGTTGGCTAAGGGCTGGCGAAATGGGAACTGTACGATTCTTTTTGCCTTTAGTCCGGGTATAGGTGATTCGCCCTGGTAGGATCTGAGACTGTTTTAGCCCTTCTGCCTCTCCCCATCGGGCACCGGTTGCCAAGCAGATGCGCGCAACAATACCTAAATCAGGGTTACGGGACTCATCACATGCGGCAAGCAGGCGATCGATCTCACCCTGATAAAGGAACGCCAGTTCCTGCTCTTCCTCTTTAAACTTCCGGATACCTGATAGCGGGTTTTCTCCATGCCATTCGCCCAAGCGTTTTAGTTCAGCAAATACAGCATGCAGATACGACTGCTCACGATTCACAGTTGCTTCGCTGAGCTTCTTCTTGCCCTTCTGATTCCATTCACCACTTAATCGGCGCTCACGATAAATGGCGAATACGTTCTTATTAAAATCGGAGGCAAATGGGTCATTCAGTCTTTCGCAGATCGCCAGCAGTTTGTTTTTACGCTCTTCACCAGAGGTAAGCGCCTTACCATACATTTCATACCAGCGATCAATAAGTTCCGACAGCCGAGGGCCGGAACCACTACCAATCCCATCGGTGGAAATCCGATTCATTAACCGGCGCTCAAAAGAGAGCGCCTCACCTTTCGTGGCGAACTGTTTACGTGTACGGCTTCCGGTTGCACCATGCGGGTAGCATTCGCAGAGCCATTTGCCGGAAGGAAGTTTACGAACGGTCATTTAGGCAAAGCTCTTCCATTGCTCTTCGCTAATAATTTTTAACTTAGTACCTTTCTCATCGCGATAAGATACTGCCTTCTCAATCTTTCTTCCGTAGGACTGGAACCGCCAGTCCCTCGCGCAAAGCGTGCCAATGACCAGATAATCAATTTTTTGTGTAACGGAGGAGCTAATTTTTGCACCTGACGCACGAAACTCATCTTCGCAAACGCTTCGCTTACCATGCAAAAATTCTCCCGTAAGACACACTGTAGCACCATCAAGCTCAAGCGAATCAATAGCATCAAGAGGTAAGGATGTTGAAAGGCCATCAACGACGCCTTCTTCAATATTACTGCCAGTAAAATCTATTAATGCAGATTTTAGGGTGTTGCGCTCTTCCTCAGTGATAACCCCATCATCCAGGATCTGCTTAACCACTGCGTAAAGTTCTTTGCCGGGATAGTTGTTTTTCAATGCCGCATTTTTTGAGAGGAACCAATTAAGATAGCGAATTTCACTATCATTGAGTTCCTGATTGGCAATCATTCCCTTGCATAAACCCTCCAGTAAGTGCTTATCTGCGTCTTCAGAGAAGAGATCTATATTAGGAATGTCTAACAAGTCTTTTTGAATAGTAATTAAATCCGCTTTCAGAAATTCCAATTCAACTTTTTCTATCACCCCATCAGCAAGGATATCGGAAAGCCTGCGCTTAATTGTTTTCACGCAGTAGTTATTACTGATAGCTTCAGCCTCAAGCAACCAGGTATCAAGGTAGAGCACTTCCTTACTATCAAGAGCACCATCACTTAGTAGACCATCAATGATGCTTATCAGATTGGCAAATAACTTACTTCTGTTTCTGACGTAATTAAATGTGCTGAGTTCCGTCATAACTAATCACCTCTTGTTGAGTGATATATTATTACTCTCTAAAAAAAGAGAGCACCCACGACCACACCTACAATAAAAACAACGATAATTTCTTTGGGATAATCTTTTAGCCAGCTTGCGATATCTGAATGATTTTTTGTTGATTCATTCGCTGGTTTCGTTTGATTTTCTTCGTCAAGCCAGGACAGCGCCATCTGTAGCTGCGGGCGCGTAAGATCATTAAATCTTCCGGTACCAAAATTGATATGGCAAAAACGAATAAGACGCTGCCGGGAGTCCCCTTCCTCGCTATTTCGCAGCAACAAATGGACAAGTGCTTTCCTTGCGTCACCATCTTTACAGCGATCCAGTATTGCCAGAAGGAAACTAACGGCTGTCTGGTACTGATTAACTGTCATTTCATCAATGCTTGAGACGCCGATTTCTGCATGCATTCTTTGCCAGATTTCGTAGGCCTCACCTTCCCCAGCTTCAGCTATAGACATGACTAGCTTATTAAGTTCTTTACGCTGTGCTTTTACGAGTGGGCGATCGTCCTCCCTCGTAGAAGGTATCGCTATGTTGATTGTTCGCTGTGCATCAACTCGTTCTATCTGGATATTATTTTCGTTAAAGTCTCGACCCGCGTTGCGGTTTTGACTTCCAGTAGAATTTACTGTCATAAAGCATCCTTACTTTTTGTTTTCGTTGTAATCCCTACCAGCAACACGGTTTCCACTTCCAGAAATATTTACCGAACCAACTGCTGCATTTGTACCTGCTGTAATAGCGGCCAAAGTTGCGGCTTTCACTGCAAGTGGGGCTGCGCGGAAAAGTTTTACTAACTCAATTTCGTCATCCGTAAAATCGCCAGCATCCGGTGTCTTTCTGCCAGTCAAAACATAAAGTACATCCACTCCAAAGCTGCTTAACTCGGCCAATGTCGAAGCTTTAGGTTCGGATTTCCCAGCTTCATAGTCGCAGTACGTCCTAAAAGCCACACCAGCAGCCTTTGACATAGCAGTTTGAGTAAGCCCAAGGCGCTCCCTTTCTGCTCGAAGAAAGTCTCCAATTTGCATATTTCTGCAATTCCAATGTTTACTATTTGCAGATTTCTGCAAATAATGATGTTCACGAACACTTAGCAGATCACAATATACCACTATGACGCAAGCTAACTACACCAGCAGGTCTCGCACCCCTAAAAATTCAGTGGCCGGTCGGCCTCTGCCGCTGCGACTCAATCCTGAAGAACGACACATCATTGAAGAAATGGCCGAGAAGGAAAGCCGCTCAGCCAGCAATATGGTGCGTGTTATTTTCCTTCGTGGACTTGAGTCACTTCTTCACGTCTCAACGGCCAACAAGGCCGAGTAATAAGGAGTGAAAAATGTCCGGGATCACAATCAACATTAATGTGAGCACGCCCTACGTTTCTCTTAAGCGCTATTCAGAAATGACAGGCATACCATTCGAGACATGCCGGGGCATGATGGAAGATGGTCGTATTATCATTCGCCCCAAAACACGAAAGATGGAAAAACCAGAGGTCAATTTAATAGCAATGCTCAAAGATGCCATTGCAAATAGTTAAAGGACGTGAAATGAAAAACAAATATCCTTTGATTGAGGCCGGTAAAAATCTTTTCCTTTACCGCGGTTTTACTATAAGAAAGGCACCGCGTAATAACATTATTAAATGCGCAACGTATTTAATTAATAAACGCGATGACTCTAACTCTTATGATAATTATCTGGGCCGTGATTTTGCGCTTGCTGAAGCCATGCGTACCGTTGACCATATGTTAAAAGCCGGGGGCAGCCATGCACGATGAAAGCCCAACACTGGCAAGCCTGCTGCGCAATGGCTGTCAGGTCACGCACTTTAAGAACTCGCGCGGATGGCTCGAAACTCCGGACGGGAGATTTTTTAAGCCCGAACCGGCCAAAGTTCAATTTATCAAAGGACTGAATAAACCTTTTATGTATGTCCGAAAGGTTAATAAAGGATTTGCTACCACACTAACCGAATTAATTAAAAAACTGATTAACTAATTCGGTCTTAAAAAATCGTTCCTGCTCTCACCACTGTTTAAAACAGTGGCGGATTAACTCATCCCTGAAAAGAGGAAACATCATGACGAGACGAGATCAGTTTAATTTCATTCTGCATATTATTTTGCCAGCCATAGAAAACGAGGGGTTAACAATCAAGACCCAACGCGACGGTGAAATTACATTATCCGCTCAAGGTTCTATTGCTGAAGATTTCGTTAAGAACTTGCGTCAGCACTGCATTGAAGAATTGCAGCGCCCTTCTACATCGTCGGTATATGGAGCTTAAGAAATGCAACGTCGAAATATCGAAACCCGTACAACAAAAATCGGCCCTGATTATGCCCGGCTTAACGATCTACTGACTGCTGCCCGTATGGATGAACGCCGCGCACGAATGGAGGCCATGGCAGCCCGGCTGGATTCCCTGGCCGGGAGAATTATCAGCCACCAGCTCAACTACAAAGAGGCAGGTGAGCTTTTGCAACAAGAGGCGATCAACGTAGCCAATGCCATCGGGGAGATCCTCTGATGGCGGACGAAATCGATATTGCACAGCAGCACGAATATGAGGAGCGGGAACGTCACATCCTGAACGCCCGCAGCAAATCACCATCTGTTTCCCGCCTGACCTGTGGTTGTTGCGGCGCACCAATCCCTGAAGCGCGCCGCATTGCCGTGCCTGGGGTGGAACTGTGCGTGACGTGCCAGACCATCAGCGAATCAAAAAACAAACATCTCCGGGGGTAAGAAATGATCAGCACTATTCTCAAATGGGCGGGCAATAAGGCCGCCATTATGCCTGACCTGTTGAAACATCTTCCCGCAGGCGGTCAGCGTCTGGTTGAACCTTTCGCGGGTTCCTGTGCTGTGATGATGGCCACTGACTATCCGGCCTATCTCGTCGCTGATATCAACCCCGACCTGATTAATCTCTATCGCACCATTGCCAGCGATTGTGAAGGGTTTATTGAACTGGCCCAGATCGTTTTCGAAAGCTATCCCACCTCTGACGACTATTACCACATCAGGCACGCATTTAATCAGGATGCTGCTTTGCCGCTCAGCACAAGAGCGGCTTATTTTCTGTACCTGAATCGCCATTGTTATCGTGGTCTTTGCCGTTATAACGGTAGCGGCGGTTTCAATGTGCCATATGGCAACTACCGCGCCCCCTATTTCCCAGAAGCCGAGATACGTGCATTTGCTGATAAAGCCACACGCGCAACCTTTATCTGTGCAGGGTTTGAAGAAACACTGAGCATGGTGCAGACCGGCGATGTTGTGTACTGCGATCCACCGTATGACGGTGTGTTTTCTGCGTATCACACTAAAGGATTCAGTGAGGACGATCAGTATTGCCTGGCATCCGTGCTAACACGACTGGCGGCGGAAGGTTTCCCGGTTATCGCCTCCAACGCCAACACAATGCTGGTTTCCTCTCTTTATCGCGCTTTCACCCTTCACCGCATCAGCGCATCGCGGGGAATCGGAATTGCTGCTGGCGACGGGAAAAAAGCCACTGAAGTGATCGCCGTTTCGAACAGCAAACCATATGCCTCGTGGATTGGTTTCGATCCTGCTAATGGCTGTGAAAAGTGCGTTGAACTCCATCCATGAGTAAAGCGTTCTGCTGCATAGGGGCAACAAAATGACTACGGAAAACCGTGGCCGTCGCGCCCCTTCTCCACCGCCTCCCTTTCCGGGTAGTTCTGATGATGCTACCCGATACGCCTATGAGTGGAACAAACCAAGAAAAGCCATTTACGTCGATAAGACGCCTGCTGTTGATCTCGTTGAGCTGGGCCAAGAGCAGGAGTTTTTAGACTGGGTTAAACGTACCCTTCAACCTCTCCCGCTGTTCATTCGCCGCCGTCTGGCGGTGCGCATTGACAGCATCCACTCCATGAAAGGCCGCCATATTGCCAGGCTGGTCGTGCGGGATATCGTCAGGCGAGATCTGCCACATATTCAGGCTGTAACTGAACAATATGCCATTCCGGTTGACAGCGATGGCGAGGCATACAGTGAACTCAACACGCTCTACCACACGTTTAAGAACCTGGGGGAATTAACCCGCCGGTTCAATAATCTGCCGGATTACTCAGCCGAAGATGTGGAATTGATGGCGCAGGATATCGCCATCTATATGACAGGCGTTCTCAGCGAAGTAAACGACGATATAGCGGCGCTGGATGACCGCCAGTCAGCGGTGTGGCTGTATAACGAAGCCGCGCGCCTGACTCTCTATTTTCGCCAAACTCCACCCGGCTCGGGCAAACGTAAGTTGCGCCTCGACGAACTCGCCACAGCGATCAGTAAAATGCTGGATTCTCGTTGGTGGCATCGCGCATTAAGAAAATACGCAGTTCGCTGGCGCGAGCATCTGCATATCGCGTTTGGTGACGTGAAACGCGACATATCGCCCTATTGCAGCAAACATCATGTCGGCGAGTGGGATGCACGGCGTAAACGTAGCCGCGCGATCATGAGCAAGCTGGAACTGGAAGATCAGGATACAAAAGAGCGCATATCACTGATTGAGCAGATAGATAAAAGCATCTCCAACCCGGAAAAACGGCGCATTGAGCTGATGACGCGCATTGGAGGCTTTGAAAAAATCGCCAATGAAAATGGATTTGCCGGAAGCTTTTTTACCCTGACCACACCATCACGCTATCACGCGTGGAGTATGTTCGGGCATCGCAATGCCAAATGGAGCGGCACAAGCCCACGCGCGGCACAGCGCTATCTTAACCGCATCTGGCAGCAGATACGCGCAGAGCTGGCCCGCCGAGAAATCCCCGTATTCGGGCTTCGCGTGGCCGAGTCCCATCACGATGGCACGCCACACTGGCACGGGTTGTTGTTCACTGCCCCGGAGCATGTCAGTGAGTTGCGCGAGGTGATGCAGGATTACGCCACCCGCGAAGATGCCGAAGAACTACGCGGCAGAAATGGCAAGTTGCCACGCTTTGAAATAAAGGATATCGATCCGGAGAAAGGCAGCGCGACAGGCTATGTCGTTAAATACATCTCTAAAAATATTGATGGCTACGCGCTCGATGGCGAAACTGACGACGAAAGCGGCAGACCGTTAAAAGAGACAGCAAAACACGCTACCGCCTGGGCCTCCTGCTGGGGTATTCGTCAATTTCAGTTTTTAGGCGGCGCGCCGGTTTCCGTGTGGCGCGAACTGCGCCGGATGCATGATCAGGCACTGGCAGACAGCATAAATCCGCTGTTTGGCGAGCTTCATCGCGCTGCCGATTCCGGCGACTGGCAGCAGTATGTTCAGTTGCAGGGCGGCGCATTTGTCGCACGCAAAAACCTGGTCGTTCGCATCTGGTATCAGATGAAGGATGAATCCAACTCCTATGGCGAATATCAGAGTTTGATCAAAGGCCTTGTAATGCCAGCGGTCAACATTGAACCGGTAATCACCCGCCTTAAAACCTACTGCATCGTGAAGATGAAGCCCCCTGTTTCAGACGGCACGGGTTTGGCCGTTGACCTTCAGGGCGCGCCTGCGCCCTCTTGGACTCGTGTCAATAACTGTACTGAGGCGAAAAAACAAACAACTCCGCCACCATCAGCACCGTCAGAAATAGCCGTATCAGCTGACGCTGATGGGCCAGAGCAAATCGTGGTCGGGCAATTAACGCGCGAACAGAAAAAACGCATCGCTGAGAGCATCCGAAACCACAAACCGGAACGGAAAAAATCACTCGCCGATGAGTTTGAGGCGCTGGCGCATGCCATTACATCAGGTGAGTACACGGAATATGATCAGAAACGTGCCGAAAGTTACCTGCGTGCCGCATGTGAACTACGGAAGCTAGAGCAAGCCCTTACGCCAGAAGTGGAAACGCTTGCGAGGCAGATTCAGGTATGGGCGCAAATCAAAAAAATACAGATCAGCCGGATTCAGGCCATACAGCTGGCGCGCGGAGAGGAAGTCACCGCGCTGGATACCGTGTATCGTGCGAACCAGCGCACAGGCGAATTGATTATTATCAGTGCAGACAAGCACTGGCGTAAAACGCTAGCGAAACATATAACCAAAGACCTTATCGATCGTTGGAAGTCAGTACTGAAATAATGTGCTATTCAGTGCGGTCAGCTTGACCGTGTAGTACCAGCTTCCGGTAAACATCGTTAACGATCGGTACAGAGTCAAGCGCAAAACCCAACGAAGTTGATGGTAGTTTGAGCTGAGTGAATGTAATTTTCCGATTTTGGGTTTTATATCGTAACTGCTCGTTGATTACACACAAAAATGGAGAAGAATTGATGGCTGATATAACAAAAGATGATCTCCTGTTCGACGATTACAACTGGAAAGCTAAACAACAGGGGGATGATCCGAAGAAAAAGAAATCCGATAGTGACCGTTTTAGCCGCTATGAAGGGTATGAAATGCTTTACCTCCTAAATGAAGGGCTTCCTGATAGCAACAAACTTTCAATTGCCACCAAACAACGTATTGAATGGTCAATTCGCACGCGACTTCCTTCTGGTTCCCAATCACGGAAAGATGTTGTGAAGTGGATTATTGAAAATGAGGAAATACACAAAAAGGCATACCAGGAATATCGTGAAAAACAGTCTAAGCAATCGAAATAACATTTACACAGAATGTAAATAGAACCACGCATCTTAAAGCACCTCATAAGAGGTGCTTTTTATTCCAGATCATCAGCACAATCATAAATAGAAGTGTCAGCCAGATACTTTACTTCTTATCGTACAAGGCTCTGCGGACCGGGGAGGGACTGCCTACAGCGTGTGTAGCGCTATTATAGCCAAGCTATTTAGTAACGTTGTAAAATATGTAATTATTGATAAAAAACGAAGATAACACAACCAAATTTCTATTTTTTAATTGCTCTTATCTATATTATTCTTTTCTATTTTAAGAAAAGCATTTCCAACCTGATCCGAATAATCTCGAATTATTTCTGACACTACGATGTGGTCAATAGTGGGCTGTAAAAATAAAAGTGTTGTAGTAATTTGCATCAAAGTAATAGCAGTAGCATGGGCTGGATCAGTCATTCCTGAATTACTTTGACCAACCAGCAATATATCCTCCTTAGATTCGGAGAGACCAAGCCTGTTTCTCATTGCCTTCGAACCAGCATGTATGTTCTGGCTCGCCCATTTGTAATAGGGGCGCATATGTTCTAGCTGAACATCCTTCTCAATAGCACCAAATCCTACTCTATTGTGATTAGGGAAAAGATAGGATGCCCAACCATAATTATCTGCAAACTTATTACCATATTTTTTTATTAGTAAATCAAATTGAACCTTGCACTCAGCTACTTCTTCAGAAGTTGGACCTTTTGCTTGTAATCGGTGCTCGTACTTTTTGTGTTCCGCCATTCCATGGTATGAGTCAACCACTTCGTGGAAGTAAAAGCGTTCAGCACATTCCTTTCCATGTTTTGCGATAAACATAGCTGTAGCTGCTACCTCATGAAGTGCTCGCCATCTCGCATGAGCAGCATCTGCGAATCCATTTTTTAATAGACACAATATTTCGTTGGCGATATGGCAAGCTCGGGCATGATGTCGAACGACTAAATCGAAAACCAAATCATTTTCAGAGGTAGCCTGTGGTCTATAAGATTCATTAAATTCTGCACCGGATTCAGTACATATCACTATGAGTGTTTCGAACAAGTCAAAAGCTTCTGACCATCTTGAAATATTTCCCGCAACAAACTGATCTGAAAGAAAACGATGTTCTTTAAGCATTTTATTAGTAGAATCAACAAGATTTTTTTTAAGAATGGCTGTCAATTCGGGAATTAGATTAGAAATTATCTCCTCGATGTCATAGTCACCAGCCAAATCAGGATTCTCACTAATAAGGCTCTCTATTTGCTCAAATAAAATATTCTGAAAAATTTTCATTTCATTCCTCAGTTAAATTTTAATGTCATTATTTATTTGATGTTTTCAGTATAAATAGAACCCCATCTAACACCGCCTTTTGTTACATTGTACAACCTAAAACAACCGCTAATATAATCCACAAATATATTATCAACACCCGCCAAACCTACATAGTTATCTATCAGATTAGGTTAAGCATTTTGTCGTAAGGGTGACTGCGCATATTTGAGTTAATATAATTAATTTTACCTTCAGAAAACCATCTCAAAATACCCTCCTAGTTGATTTTCTTATGTAATTTAATTAATGCTTTTATGAATGCAGCATGAAATAGAAACACATCGTTAACTCTTACAGCAAGGCTCGCATCAAGATGCAAAGAGACATCCAGTTCTAATTTATCACATATGGTTTGTAACTCCTCAATTTTTTCATCCATAGAAGAAAATGTATTAAGGAGATATAAAGACTCAGACAATTCACCAAGTTTAGGTAACAGAGCCACATCCATTTCATTAATAAATGTAGCCTCATCTAGTTTCATTGCGCCTTTGAAAGAATCATAAACTTCAAATGCTAACCCATTAATTTTTGGAAGAATGACTTCCCTGAACCAATAACCATCATTAATCTCTTCGCTCCGTTCAACCCTGTGTTGAAAAAAAGGAATTAATCCCGATGCAATTAATGCGAGGATGGATATAAATATTGAAATCCATTCTGGTTCGCTTTCTGGTACATTTACTACGTTAAGTATATCTCCAGGATTGTTAAAATCCCTAACATACTCGAGGCTCTTAAAATTTCCATCTTCTTTTCTTAGAAAGTCTGACTTAAAAGAGCTTTCAAGATTTGAGCATACTTTTATTTTCTGCTGTGTGTTATCCAAGCATAAAAATGGCGCATTTAAGCCACCTGATTTCTCTGGTAATTTACTGTCATTTTTTTTATTAATCTCAGGCGGTTGTAAGTAAGCCGCGGGTATCAAAGCCTCTTTTACTAGAAAGTCTTTATCATTGCATGAGGTTAAAGAAAAAACAAAAATGGCAGACAACGCTGCCATTTTCAGAAATGGGAATTTAGAAAAAAGGTACATTCTTATGCAGTCCCCTGCGCACAGCCCTGTCCAATTCGGTTAACATACCTTCCTGGTACTCTTTCCCTTCAAAAATAGTCTTTTTGTAAAATTCTTTGGGAGATGAGAATTTAGGTAACAGCTTCTCAAGCATCCCCAAATAGTAAGAACTGGAAACAACGATATCCTTAGGTATCGATAATTCCAAGAAATCATCACTGTCAGGTTCGAAGTCACTGATCTTAAAGTATTCATAAGCCTGCTTTCCGTTTTCACGTCCAGCGAAAAGCTTTTTGTTTGTACCTTTAAGCAATCTATTGAAATCTATAACTATTTTGGCCATATTCATATACCTAATCCTCAAGCCCGTTGAACCGCGTTTTCAGGTAAAGGAAAACGTATGTTTATCATCACACCTGGGAAGTTAGCATCTTTCATTTTCTTAAGATGATTCTTGTCTGGTGCTTTTTCAAGACCTAAATCATCATTGTTGAAAGGATAAGTGAAGATATCGCTTTCTTCCCCGTTCACAAAGCGTTTCCTAAGTTTATAAGATCCATCAAAATTTATGTGTACCGCCCCAGAAATCAGAGACATCTGGATTCTGCCCTTAACATCTCCAGACATGTTTTTGATGTTATCATGCATATCTTGAAACAATTTCAATAATTCGATTGTGCCAGTCCCTGAACTATCGCTTTCTTCCTGATTTTTGCAACTCACTCGCCCTTGCAATGCAGCCACTGTTGTTAGTCCTTCCTCAAACATACCTGCTTTGTCAATGTGTTTTTCAACATAGGGGAGAACTTGCTGCGAGTATGAGAAATGGTCTTCAGGCAAGCCTTGAAAAGTTTCGCTGATAGTTTTACCAAAATTAAACACGACAATTTCACAATTTGGAGATCTCAGACTATTATTCACAAACCCTCTTAGATACCACCAAGAGCGTTGCTCGATTCCGCAATGTCGTTCGGCATTATCAAGCAACTCGGCCATACAGGATTTTAGGTGTTTAGCTGCTGACTCAACAAGTTTGAGATTATGATCCTTAAGGCAGTCATTAATATAAGAGGTAAATCTTTCAGCAGTAATATTTTTCTTATCATGAGCATATGCTGAAGCATTTTCTTTCCCTATACTCTCGGCTTTAAATATCCTCTTTTTAGGATTATCATTAGCATTTACCGCCGTGCTATCTCGTACAGAGCCGGGTGTGGAAACACTGATTTCATTCACCAATCCAATATCCCTGATGATTTCAAGGTGTTGGCTATCTTTTGGATACGTACCATTTATTTGCACTATAGTATTATTAAGATAAATATTATGTTGTCTTGCTTCGGTTAGGGCTACACCAAGCAAACATTCGGCTCCCAAACAGTGTGTTCTATTTTTCTTATAGTCCAATGTTATCGACTTTCTCTTTCCTCTTAGCACAAGTCTTGTTATCGCATGGACAAATAATAGCGTTTTTTCAGGGTTGCTAAACATATCAAAACCGCGAGGTATATAAACTTTATCATTACTTCTATTTAATACAGATGAATCATATTTTCTGATCTTGGCAATTTTTTCAATAAAAACTCCCACCTGGCTTTTAATAGGAGTCTGAATATCCCCAATATAAAGACCTTGCTTGGATTTATTTTTATTTTTCTTTCTTTGGATAGATTTTAAAAAACGCAACAAACCTCTAATAAATATCCTTTTAGATTCTGTTGGAGTAACCCGTTTCATGACCCACTTCTCAAGTAATTGACTTAGTTTTAAATAGTATACTGGCGATGATCTGGGCTAGACAAGAAGCTTAATCAAAAGTGCATATTAGCACACAATTTTGCACAATTTTTTTGATGTAATTAATCCTCTTCTTCTCCAGTCCTAGCGAGGCACCTGTCGTGTATCAAAAGTGCACAAAAACAAGCACATTCAGTGCGCAGGCGAGGCGGGGGAGCAAGCGCGCGCTTTGGGGGGCAGGCAGGGGGTCGTATGCCTCCGGAATCGAGGCCTGAGCCGCGCTGTATTGCCCCGCGCTCGCTCCGGCCTTGCGCAGGGATGGGTGAGAAAATGCCGCCTCAGAGCGGTTTACAGCGCGTCTGGTGAGGGGTACGGAAAATGATGCCCGACAGGCGGCGGACGGCGGCGGAAGGTGAAAAAATTAGAAGGATTTTCGGGAGTGCAGCAGCGACACCACCACTCCTGATGGTGTCTGCCGGAATGTTCAGGCGCTGTCGGAGAGGAGTGCATAAGGGTTGAAGCGGATCACCTCCTCACCCAGCCAGTCGTTGACGTGTTTCATGGCTTCCATCACGGGTGTCAGCTCATTGATGGCAAACACCCTGGCGGCTTTTTCCACATCGCCAAATGAGCCATTACCCTCCGGGATGGCGCCCATCAGTTGTGGTGGTACGCGATGCGCGGCCAGAATGTCGTCGCGTGTTGCCGACTTCACGCCGATAAACTCATCCTTTGCCGATATCTGACTGAACGGCAGGATCTGAACCGAGTCTTTCCCGCCGCCTGGCGCATGCAGCAGGATGTTCTTGAATGCCCCACCCCGCCGCGTATCCGTCAGCGTTTTCTTGAGCTTGTCGAGGCTTTCCTGATCGGCAATGGCGCTGTTCACGTAAACAATGCAACCTGCATGGCTGCCGTTGTCATAGTAAAGCTTGCGGAACTTGTCAGCCGAGTGCGACAGGTTAGCTGACAGCAGCCCTGCAAAATACTCCGGCATACCGTAGATATCCTGGTGAATATCCGGGTTGATGACGTGGCACACTGAGCCAGTCCTGAACTGGTGATCATCCAGGCCCGCCTGGATAAACCAGTAGGTATCGAGATCGGAACCCCTCCGGGTGTACTTGCCGAGTGAATGGCGCAGCCCCAGAGGGCCGCCAAGCATATTTGATCGCAGTTCAAGATAGGCGTTACCGAACACAAACCAGTCAAGCGCAAAGGCAGAGAACACCTGGCGGGACAGCAACCGGTGCGGGATAAAACACCCGGCCAGCACGTTGCGTTTGAACATCAGCGCAGACTGGTGCCAGCTCGCATAACCAAACTGCCGCGCCAGTCCATACCAGCTGATCGGCGTTTCGTAATAGCGGCCATTGTTGGCGCAATACATGCTGTCCAGCAGGTCATAAGATGACGTGACCGGCCATGGCCCGTCAAAGGTGAAAGAACTCAGTCCCGGCTGGGTTTTTAGTGCAGAAACCAGGTCTGTCTGTTCCCCGGAATGCTGCCGCGCGCGGGTATACTTTTTTCTGCTCAAAGTCAGTACTCCATAACGGTCATGGTATTGCCGCCGTCAGCGCCCAGCGGTTCATTGATAGTGGCAAGCATGGTCGCCCAGGCTAAGTCACCGTGACTGACGCCACGGGCGCGGTCAGTGTCATACGTGATCACGCCGCCCGGTGTGACCACTTTTCGCACCGCACTAAATGCGGTGATCAGGTCATACTCTCCCCGGTCATACTCCCAGCGACCGGCGCGGATCATTTGCAGCATTTTCAGTACCAGCATGCGCTTGCTGGCGGGCGAAAACTGGTAGCACACTGCCGCCGGAAACTTCTTCTTCACGAGCTGATAAACCGCCTCGCCGATGCCGCTGCCATCAATACCAATGTGCTGGACGTTGTAGCGGGTCAGCATGTTGATGATCAGTTGCGCCTGCGCTTCGAATTCCATGCCGCGTATGCGCTGGGTTTCGATGGTACGAAACTTGGCGCCGGGAACCAGCGGCGCCGCATTAACCGATATTGCCCCGCTGTCACCTTTACCGCTGGCACCGTTGGGGTCATAGCCAATCCACACCGCGCGATCTGCCATCGGGCGCATGGCGTACGGTTTCCAGTCGGGCCAGTCGTCAAACCCGTCAACACCACAACTCAGCAACTGGTTGTAATCGAAAGCGGTTTCGCCGTTTTTGATGAACACGCAGCCATACAGGTTGTCGTATTCCTCCGGGCTGTTCTCCTGCTGAATTTCCTCAATGTCAGTGAGATCCCACCCGTGATCGATGGCGTCCTGAAGGGTGACAATCTGGCGCCAGATGTTATCCGGACACATCAGGCCGCTGTTGAGTGTTTTCCAGCTGGTGTCAAACTCAATCCGTTTGCTATGGCTGCGGCCTTTGTTAAACGCTTCACCACTCCAGAACGGATAGGCTTCGTGGCTTTCCGCTGACGGTGTGGAAAAATAGGTGCGTGTCAGCCCTTTCAGGGTTGCCATTGCCCCGGCTACTTTCTTCAGGTTGGCAAACTGCCCCACCCAGAAAAACTCATCAAAATAGAGGTTGCCGGTGTATGACTGCGCTGTTGCGGCTGAAGTGCCAAGAAAATGCAGCTCTGCGCCGTTCGCAAGCTGGATCATGTCGCCGCCCTTCAGTTCAACGTCCACTTCTTCAGCAGCAGAACGAATAAAACTGCGGAACTGATACGCCTGACGGCGACTGGCGGAAAGGAAGATCTGGTTGCGCTGATGTTTGTATTTCACATCGTCAGACAGCGCACGCAACAACGCCTCGCGCGCAAAATACCATGTAGCGCCCACCTGGCGGGATTTCAGTATGGCGCGGTTGCGGTGGTGGTGATTATCGAACCAGCCGCGCTGGTGCCAGTGCAGCGAGCCAAGGATGTTTTCCCGCAGTGCCGCAATCTGCGATTCCGAGAAGGTATTTTGTTTCTTGCGCAGCTTCTTTTTCGGCTGCGTGGCCGGGGTGCCGTTATCCAGCTTTTTAAGCTGTCGTGTCAGCAGGTCGATTTCCCTGAAGTCACCGCCGGTCTTTTTATCCTTGCCGGTCAGTTGAATCAGACGCGCATCAATGGATGTGGTGACACGCTGGATGGGCGGCGTATCGTCCCACTCGTCGCGCTTTTTCCAGGCATAAACAGTGTTCTGATTGATCCCCATCAGGCGTGAGATTTCTGCTGGCGGGTAACCCTGCCAGTAGAGTTGTCTTGCCCGCTGCCTGATAAATGCTTCCCCGACCGACATTCGCTTCTCCTCGCTGTATGCCGGGGAGATTAACCCGCGCGCGCGGATGCTTTCCCGCGCCTCTGGTTGTTGTGTTTCCCCTACAACAACAACGCGTTGAGGCAACAATGCCGCCCCTGCCATCATTTCGCTGAACTCACTCACAACGAGCAAACGAACATGGCTGGCACAACGAAAACCCGCAAAAAATTCCGTGTTGCTGTCTCCGGGGCCACCGTCGATGGCCGCGAAATTAAGCCGGAACATCTCCACGACGCAGCAGCGAATTACAACCCGGAAGTGTACGGGGCGCGCGTCAACATTGAGCATTACCTCTCGCCTTATCCGGGCAGTGATTTCGGGGCGATGGGCGATGTGACCGCATTAAGCGCCGAGGATATTACCACCGGGCCGCTGGCCGGGCGCACCGCGCTCTATGCGGAGATTGAAGCTTCCGACCGTATGAAGCAAATGACCGACAAAGGGCAAAAGGTTTACTCCAGCATTGAACTGCACCCGCAGTTTGCGCTCAACGGCAAAGCCTATGTGATGGGTCTGGCGATGACAGACACACCCGCCAGCCTTGGCACTGAACGCCTGAAATTTGCCGCTCAGCAACGTGCGCAGGTGATGGTATTCAACAACCAGCAGGCGGAACCGCCGATGTTCACCGAAGCCATTGAGGCGGAAATGATCGAGCTTTCCGGTCAGCGCAGCGATGAGAGCAAACAGTGGTTTTCCCGCGTCATGGGCATCCTTGGCAAAGGCCAGAAGACCGACGATGAGCGATTCAGCCAGGTGCACCAGGCTGTTGAGGCCGTGGCGCAGTCACAGGTTGAACTCAGCGATCAGTTCAGCAGCGTTGAGCAGAGCCGCGCCCAGGACAAAGCCGCCATTCAGCAGCTGACAAACGATCTGGCTGCACTGCGCCAGAAACTTGAAACCACGGACGGCAACTTCAGCCGCCGCCCGCCTGCCAGCGGTGGTGATAACGCGCAGCTGGCTGACTACTGATATCAGCAACGAGAGAGAAAGAGATGAGAAATAATACCCGTCAACTGTTCGATCAGTATGTGGCACGGCAGGCACAGCTTAACGGCGTGACAGCCGCCGCTGTCGCGGCACAGTTCAGCGTTGATCCGACTGCGCAACAGCGCCTTGAGGCCGCAGCTCAGGAAAGCGACGCCTTTCTGAAACAAATTAACGTCTTCGGCGTTGATGAGCAGATCGGCCAGAAAATCCTGATCGGCAGCAAAGGGCCGCTGGCCGGAGTGAACAACAGCACCACCACGCGCCGCAATCCGGCATCCAATGACAACATGGATCCTTACGGCTACCTCTGCCGCAAGACCAACTACGACTACGGTATCTCGTACGCGCAGCTTGATGCCTGGGCGCATCAGCCAAACTTTCAGCCGCTGATCAGCAGCGCAATGGCCCGTCAGATGTCGCTTGACCGCATCATGATCGGTTTCAACGGGGCAAGCTATTCCGATCCTTCTGATCGCGCGGCGAACCCGCTGTTGCAGGATTGCGGCATTGGCTGGTTGCAGAAAATCCGCAATGAAGCCCCGCATCGTCGTATCACAGGCGTGACAGTCACTTCCCGCGATCAGGACAACAAAATTGTCGCCGCCGGGACATACGGCAACCTGACGGCAGCGGTATACGACGCCAAAAACAGCCTTATGGATGAGTGGCACAAGCGCAACCCTGACAACGTGGTGATCCTGGCTGGCGACCTGCTGACGACCAGTAATTTCCCGACCATCAATGCCATGAGCCAGACCAATCCCAATACGGAAATGCTGGCGGGGCAGCTCATTGTGTCGCAGGAGCGCGTGGGGAATATGCCGACCTTCATCGCGCCCTACTTCCCCGGCAACGGCATCCTCATCACGCCGTTCAAAAACCTGTCGCTCTACTTCCAGCGCGGCTCCCTGCGCCGGACTATCAAGGAAGAGCCGGAGTACAACCGCGTCGCAACTTACCAGTCATCCAATGACGATTTCATTGTTGAAGACTATGGCGCAGTGGCGTTTATCGACGGGATCACCTTCGCCGAAGCGGCTGAGGGCGGCGCGTAACACCGGGCGGGCTGTACTTTGCGGCCCGCTTCACTCGGGGACAGAACCATGCTGACACCGGCACAAAAACATTTTCAGAAGGTCATGGCTGAACGCCATGGCAAAACCGACGAGCAGACCGACACCGCGCGCACCGCGCATGAGCAAATCCTGCACCGGCTGCGCATGGATCAGAGTGCATTGCGCAAAGTGCAGTCCGACCAGGCAAAAGCCGCCATGAAGCGCCAGTTACTTCCCAATTATGAGGGCTGGATCGAGGGAACACTGACAGGCGGCAGCGGACGGCAGGATGAAGTGATCACCACGCTGATGGTATGGGCGGTGGACGCAGGCGATTACGCGCTGGCCGTGCGTATCGGGCGCTATGTCGTCTCCCACAACCTGCTGATGCCAGACCGCTTTAACCGCACGCCCGCCACCGTACTGGTTGACGAAATTTGCGATCCCATTCTGGTACAGGTCAAGGCCGATGACAGCACCGATATTACGCCCTATCTGGCGGTGCTCGATGACGTCGAAGAGATCACCGCAAACAGCGATATGCCGGATGTGGTTCGCGCCAAGCTCTGCAAAGCCAGGGCGTTTGCACTGCGAAACGGCACAGCCGAAGAGCAGGAAACTGCCCTTTCCCTGCTGCGTAAGGCGCTGACGCTTGATGCCGGGGCCGGGGTGAAAAAAGAGATCGAACGCCTGGCGCGTGTGGTTAAAAAAGCCAGCGCAACAGCCGGTTCCACCGACGGTGCGACAAATGATTCAGGTAGCACAACGGGCGACGCTGGCTCAGGTGGCGCGGAGCCAGCTTCCGCAGCAGCGGACGGCATCGCAGAACAACCGGCCACTGTCGCCGAAAAAACGACAACCCGAACCCGGCGCAACACAAGTGCAAAAGCGCGTACCGGGGCGAAGTCAGGCGGACAAACCCGAAAACGAAAAGCGCCGACAGAGAAGACGAAATAACCGACTTGCGCCCCGTGCGCTGGCGGCGCGGGCGGAAATCTGTAGCGACTGGCGTTTACTTTTTTCCGTCCGCTCACCGCCACCTTTTCAGGAGACTACACGATGAGCTTTGTAGCGGGTCGCGCCGTCACACCTTCGGCGGAAGATGTGCCGGACGTCAATGATGGTGGCGAAAAAGTCACTGCCGGTTCGTTCTGGCCGGAAATCGCCCTGAGCGATGTGCGCCTTGAAATGCGTATCAATGGTGCCGTGACCACCACCCGTCTCAAACATGTGGTGACGGAAGCGGTGATCCACGTATCAGAGCAGCTGGCGTCATGGCAGGCAGAACAGATTGCTGCGGGTTATGCCTCGCTGGTCGCCGTCCCGGCCATGCAGATTGACGGGCAGAGCGTGAAGATCCACCGCTACCGCCGCGCGGTATTCAGCTGCGCCCGCGCCCTTCTGCTTGAGACTTTTCGCGATGTTGATACCACCGGCGATGCCGGTGAAAAACGCGCCGTTGCCCTCTCCACTCAGGCGCAGGATCTCTGGCGCGATGTGCGCTGGGCTATTGCGGATATTCGCGGCGCAACGCGCAATTTCACGGAGGCTTTCTGATGAAGGTCAGGGCATTACAGGGGGATACCGTGGATTTGCTGTGTCAGCGGCATTACGGCCTGACACGCGGCGTGACTGAGGCAGTGGTGTCGGCCAATAAGGGCATTTCCGGCCAGCTTTTTCTGACCGCCGGTCAGGAGGTGGAATTACCCGAAGTCAGCGAACCGGCAGCCACGGAGACCGTACAGCTATGGAGTTAATTAACCGGGTATGGGACGGGTCGGCTTACGCACGTAGCGAGGCAGGAGCGCATGAAAATGAATGATTCCGGGAATATCTTCACGCAGATCTTTGCGTGGCTTGCCGCGCTGGCGGCAGCGATAGGATTTACCACACAGGATCTGGTGTACATGTTCTTTGGTGCAGCAGGGCTGATTATTTCCCTGGCCTCTTATGTCAGCGGGAGGCTGGATGCGCGTCGTCGGCGTAAGGAAGATGAAAAGCGTACGCAGATGCTGAGTGGCTACCTCAACGAGGTGAAAGATAAGCCCTCACATGAGCGCCCGGCGGCAGTGCAGGTGGCGGTCAGGGCACTGGAAAAGGTAGGTGAATAATGGCGATATCACCCGCACTGCGAAATAAGCTGGCAGGGATGACCGGCGCTGGCGCGCTGGCTATTGCCGGGACGATGCTCCCTGAGCTGGAGGGCGTCCGGTACGCACCTTACCACGATGTTGCTGGCGTGCTTACTGTCTGTTACGGGCACACAGGCAGGGACATTATTCCGGGTAAAAAATACACCGAAACCGAATGCCGTGCACTTCTGCAAAATGACCTTGTGCCTTTCGCGCAGTCTGTTGATCGCTCCGTTAAGGTGCCCGCCAGCGAGTACCAGAGAGCAGCACTAATAACGTTCAGTTACAACGTCGGTGTTACAGCGTTTGAGCGCTCCGCGTTGTTGCGTCAGCTTAATGCCGGTAATTACAGGGCCGCCTGTGACGGGCTGCGTCAGTGGATTTACGCTGGCGGCAAAAAGTGGAAAGGGCTGATTAATCGTCGCGAAGTTGAGCGCGAGGTGTGTCTGTGGGGCCAGAAATGAACCGCATTACGATCATTGCAGGCGCAACAGCGCTGGTAATTATCGCCACGCTCGCAGTGTGGCTGGTTTCCACCAGAGCAGACCTGAGCGCAGCGGAAAGCGATAAGCGTGTGCTGGCGTCTGATAACGCACTACAGCGCGAGGCGATTGCGACTCAGGTTTTCAATATCAATCGCTTCAATCAGACCGCAGCGAATGCCGCACATGCCAGTGCGCTCACCAGTGCCAGCTCGGATGAAGCCGTAATCGAATACCGGGAGATCCTCCGCCATGAAAAAACCTGTGATTTTGCTGTGCCTGTCGGTGTTGCTCGCGGGTTGCTCGGGTACGCAAACCGTTTACGTGCCAGCGCCCTCGGTGCCGATCCCTCCGGGCCTGACACAGCCAGTGATCGCACCGCTGCCCCCGGCACGCTGACCTATTGCCAGGCCGTGTTATGGATACAGCCACTGCTGGCGGCTGTCGAAACGGCAAATAATCAGCTGGCGGGCATTCGCGAGATAGAACAGCAGCGGGCGCAGCAGAGTACGCAAACCGGGCTTACAGGAGCAAGGCCATGAAAAAAACAGAACTGCTGCGCGGGGCGCTGATTGCCAGTAATGAGTGGTGCAGAGCCAGGCCAGAACAAATCACGGTCTGGACGGAGAAAGGCGCTATTGAAATTCAGGCAACCGGTGAAAGCTCGTTTATGTACCGCTACGAAATCAAAGTACTGGCGATGGAGTATCCCGGCCATGTCGATGATCTCATGCTCCCCCTGCTGGCCTGGGTCTGGAAACATCAACCCGATTTGCTGCTGAACCCTGACAGCAACAGAAAAATTGAATTTGAGGCCGACATACTGAGCGATGACGCAGCCGATATCCTGTTTACGCTCCCGGTATGGGAGCGCGTCATGGTCAGTAATGAGAGTGGTGTTGCCGTGGCGACACATCTGCCGGAAGACCGACCGCGATTTTGCCATGGTGAGTGGGATGCCGTTTTCCTCGATCCGGATGCCGGTGAGGTCGTGCCATGAGTGATGATATCGCGCTGTTTCAGCAGCTTGATGATGTGTTTGCCGCCATCCTGGCCGGGATGGCTCCGGCGGGCCGGTTGCGCACAGCCAGAAATATTGCCACCACCCTTCGCCGCAGTCAGAGCCAGCGCATCGGACGGCAGGAAGCCCCGGACGGCAGCAAGTTTGAGAAGCGACGCCGACGCGTTCTGCGCTCACAGGCTGGCATCAGTTTTATCTGGAACGGTGAAACCCGGCGCCTGAAAAACTGGCAGGCCAGCCGGGGCAGTCGTGGCCGTATGCTGACGGGGTTTGATGAAGAGCGTGGTGCGGTGCGTACTTTCTATCGGGAAGACATTGAGCGCTATCTCGATGTCAGTTTTACGGAGGTTCGCCGTGATACCACGAAGCCCGATCCGATGTTCCGCCGTCTTCGAACGGCACGGTTTCTGAAAGCGCGTGCTGACACTGACGGTGCGACTGTTGGCTTTTCCGGAGTGGCAGCGAGGATCGCCCGCGTGCACCAGTATGGCCTGCGCGACAAAGTGAACAACAGCGGTGCGGTGGCAACCTATCCACGCCGCCAGTTGCTCGGGCTGAGCAAAGCTGACCGTATGGCAATCGCCCGCCAGGTCATTGATTCGCTGGGGGTGCAATAGTGGATGCCGCTGAATTGATCCGTCTGCTGGAAAACGTTGTCCGCACCGGCACGGTAACTGAGATCGATGTGAGCCGGTGGCGCGTGCGCGTGGAAAGCGGCGGACTTACCACCACCTGGCTTCGCTGGAATGCGCAGCGCGCGGGCGCATTCAGTGTATGGCTTCCCCCTTCTGTGGGTGAACAGGTCTGGCTGTTGTGCATGGGCGGAAACTCCGAAACCGCCATTATTGGCGGGAGCCTGTACAGCAACGACAACCCGGCTCCGGGTGCATCGGCAACCGAGATGGTCATGACCGCACCGGACGGCGCACGGTTTCATTACGACGCCAGCGCCGGGGCGCTGACCGTCTCCGGAATCAAAACCGCCAGGCTGGAAGCGGCTGTCAGCGTCACTCTGGATACGCCGGTTGTTGAATGTACCAGCCTGCTGAAAACCCGGACGTTCACTGTTTCTGAAGGGGGGAATCTGGAGGGGAATTTTACTCACGGCAAAGGGACGTTTACATCAAACGGTGTGCAGGTGGACAACCATCAGCACGGCAGTGTGCAGCGGGGCGGGAGCTGGACGGAGGGCACGCAATGACAGCGCGCTATACGGGCATGAACCCGGACGGGACAGGAACGCTTACGGATGCCGATCATGTCTGGCAGTCGGTGAGCGATATCCTCCGCACCCCGATTGGCTCCAGGCTGATGCGCCGTAACTATGGCTCGCTGGTTCAGGATCTTATCGATAACCCACAGAACAACGTTACCCGCATGCAGCTGATGAGCGCGATCGTCATCGCGCTGGCAACGTGGGAGCCACGAATAGCGCTGAGCATCGTGGACGTGGCTTTCTCTGCGGGCGGCGCGGTAACAGCGAATATGTCAGGCATGCTGACGGAAACCATGGAACAGCAGGCCACCACCATAACACTCAGGGGCGACAGTCATGGCAACGGTTGATTTATCGCAGTTGCCTCAGCCGCAAATTATCGAAACGCTGGATTTTGAGGGGATTTTACTGGATGTAAAAGCCGTCATTATCGCCGCGTTCCCGGCAGATCAGCAGTCTGCAATAACCGCTGCGCTGGGATTCGAATCTGAGCCACTGAATGTCATTGCGCAGGTCGTGGCATACCGGGAGATGATGCTACGCCAGCAGATAAACGAGGGGGCAGCCGCCTGCATGCTGAGTCACGCCGCGTCCACCGATCTGGATAATCTGGCCGCCAACCTCAACACCGCCAGGCTTGAAATCACGCCGGAGACAGACACGAGCGATGCCGTAATGGAAAGTGATACGGCCCTGCGCCTGCGCGCGCAAACCGCGTTTGAAGGTCTGAGCGTGGCCGGGCCAACGGGGGCTTACGAGTACTACGCCCGAAGCGCCAGCGGCAAAGTGGCAGACGCAAAAGCAGTCAGCCCCTCTCCTGCCGTGGTGGTGGTGTCGGTGTTATCAACCGAAGGTGATGGCACGGCTTCACCGGAGTTGCTGGCTGTCGTGAATGCGGCACTGTCCGCAGAAGACCGGCGCCCGGTGGGTGATCGTCTTACGGTGCAAAGTGCAGAGATCGTCACCTATGAGATTGATGCCACGCTTTATCTCTATCCGGGGCCGGAATCCGAACCCATTCTGACAGCTGCGCAGGACTCACTGACGGCATGGCTGGCAGCCCAGGGGAAAATCGGGCGGGATGTTGCCCGCAGCGCAGTGATGGCTGCGTTACATGTTCAGGGTGTACAGCGCGTTGAGCTGACAACCCCTGCCACAGATATCGTGATCGATGACACGCAATCTGCGGTGTGCGTTAACGTCACTGTCAGCCAGGGAGGCACCAATGAGTAACAGCCTGTTGCCACCCACCGCCAGTCAGTTTTTGCGCCGCACCGAAACCGCCACGGCAAGGATTAACGCGATCCCCGTCGAGCTTCACAAGCTCTGGGATCCGGATGAGTGCCCTGTGATATTCCTGCCCTACCTCGCCTGGGCGTTGTCAGTTGATCGCTGGGACAAAAACTGGTCGGAACAGACAAAGCGCGCCGTCATCAGAGCCGCCTTTATGGTTCATCGCCAGAAAGGAACCATTCACGCGCTGCGCCGCGTTGTGGAGCCGTTCGGCTTTCTGATTCGGGTAAGTGAATGGTGGCAGACCGGCGAAGAGCCAGGCACTTTCCGGCTGGATATCGGCGTCCAGGAACAGGGCATCACTGAGGAAACGTATCAGGAGCTTGAGCGGCTGATTCAGGATGCGAAGCCGCTGAGCAGGCACCTGATCGGGCTGTCGATCCAGCTTCAGAGCGCCGGTGAATTATATGTTGGTGCAGCCACGTTTGATGGCGCAGCGGTGACGGTTTACCCCTACCTGCCGGAAGAGATCGCCGTTGGTGCTGATTACTACCCGGCTTCGGCCATACATTTGATAGAGAACACGAGAGTGAACGCATGACAGCAAAATATTTTGCCATTCTGACCAATCAGGGCGCCGCGCGGCTGGCGAATGCGGCGGCGCTCGGTACGACACTCAATATCACGCAGATGGCGGTTGGCGACGCCAATGGGGTACTACCCACCCCTGACCCGGCGCAGACTGCGCTGATTAACCAGAAACGCATCGCGGCACTGAATATGCTGTCGATTGACCCCAACAACAGCAGCCAGATTATTGCTGAGCAGGTGATACCGGAAAACGAGGGCGGATACTGGATCCGTGAAATCGGCCTTTATGATGACAGCGGCGTGCTGGTTGCCGTGGCAAACTGCCCGGAAACCTATAAGCCGCTCTTGCAGGAGGGTAGCGGACGCACGCAAACCATTCGCATGGTACTGATCGTATCATCCACAGCAGCAGTCACGCTGAAGATTGATCCTGCCGTGGTGCTGGCAACTCGACAATACGTCGATAATAAAGTGATCGAGGTAAAGGCCTATGCAGATGATTTGCTGAGCCAGCATATTGCGGCCAGCAACCCGCACACGCAGTATGCGCCGATTGCCAGCCCGACCTTTACCGGAACCCCGGCAGCGCCAACGCCAGTCAAAGCGGATAACAGCACAAAGCTGGCAACCACAGCACATGTCAAATCAGTTGTTGCCGATTACGCGCCACTGGCAAGCCCGGCAATGACAGGTGTTCCGACAGCGCCCACAGCAGCGCAATCAGTCAATAACACGCAGCTTGCCACCACGGCTTTTGTTAAAGCTGCAATTGCCGCACTGGTAGCTTCATCTCCGGCAACACTTGACACCCTCAATGAGCTGGCCGCCGCTCTTGGTAACGATCCAAACTTTGCCACCACCATGACAAATGCGCTGGCGGGGAAGCAACCACTTGATAACACCCTCACGGCGTTATCCGGAAAATCTGTCGCGGCTCTTCTCGAATACCTTGGTTTATCAGATATCGCGACTGCCGGGGTAGCAACGGGTTCTCTGGGGGGGCAGTCCAGTAATGGATACTGGAAGTTTCCGGGGGTGATTAATGGCGTACGGCAGACGCTAATTGTGCAGTGGTATACAGCCTCAGCAACACAGGCTGGTGCTATTACTGTGAATTTTCCGATTCCATTTCCAAACGCATTTCTGGCTGATGCAAATATGGCTGGCGGTAGCGGAACGGCGCTGGTGAATGGTGGAACTGTTTCTAAAACGAGCCGCCAGCTCTACTGCAATGTTGCAATGAGCGTGGCCGTTATTACCGTAGGGTACTGATTATGTATTTATTCTCAAAAACAACATTGGGTTTTTATCCGGAGTGGGAGAAACAATCCTATATTAATGCTGGATCTCTGCCGGATGACGTCATTGAAGTTGAAGACGAGGTAAGGGACATATACAACGCTCAACCGCCAGCAGGGAAGGTTCTTTCTGCTGACGATAAAGGTATGCCGGTTTGGGCTGATAAGCCTCAGGCTGAGCTTGTATCTGATGCTGAGTGGCTGCGCTCCATAAAAACAGATGAAGCAAATGCATACATAAACAGTAAGCAATGGCCGGGAAAGGCAGCACTCGGACGCCTGAAAGGTGACGACCTCACACAATACGGACTGTGGCTGGACTATCTTGATGCGCTTGAAGCCGTCGATATTTCGACGGCTCCGGAAGTGAACTGGCCGGTTAATCCGGAGTAACGGGCCATGTAATATTAGGTGCCGTTGATGTATCAACCCGTATCAACAGCACAGGACGATTACTAAAACAGGCTCTTGAGTGAATTGCTGACCTGATTTATCGCGTTATTTGCGCTGGTTTTTAACTCGGCCAGCGCACCACTGACAGATGCACTCTGCAATTTCTCCCTGAAATCGGTATCGACACGGCTAAGACTGAGGGTAAATTCGATTTTTCTGGGATTGCCGTACTGGTCAAACTCAGATTTACCCCGCTCCAGGCGCGTCAGTACATACATCCCGTAAATTCTCCCCTCCCCCTCGATCAGCGGCCATGGCCGACCAGCAAAGCCAATCGTTTCAAGTGCTGAAAGGGACAGATTACCGCCGGTTATTTCCGGGTAAAGCACGCCCTCCAGCGTCACGGTATCGTCGCCCGCGCCGATGTATTGCCAGCTGGCAGACTGATTGACCCTTTCATTTTTAACGTGCCGCCACTCCTGCGAGTGGCGCAACTGCTGATAGGGCGTGGTGCGCAGCATAAAAACGAACATCCCAAAAACCATCATCATAAAAACGCTCCTTAATCGCGGTCGCGGAACGAACCGCGGTTAACTCTGTTGGTGGTGGCCAGCGCATCCCGGACGGCATCGCGCACCATTTTTTCAAGCTCCGGCACGGACTTACTACCCACATCGTTGAAATTGATCTGAAACACCGGCGCAGCGGAAGGTGCAGAAACCGGCGCCGTAACTGCCCCTTGTGTGGCAGCCGGAACGGAGAGGACTCCGCCAGCCGCCGATGCAGCAACACCCGGCACAGGCTGAGTGATCACCCGCGCCTCCTGGTATGCGCCACGTAATGCCAGCGCCTGCGGCAAATTTTTGAAAACGATATCGCCAGGGCCGATCTTCTTCGTGTTATCCGCCGTGGTTTTGGTGTTATCTGATATTTCCTTGAGGCGCCGCGCCGTTCCGGATTCGGGAATGACAGGCGGAGTGGTCACCGGCGGGGGCGTTTTCGCCGGTGCATCGGGAGACCAGTTCCAGCTTTTGGGAACCATCTTTTTCTGCTGGGGATCCCACTCGTACATAACCGGCGCTTTCGGTGTCAGGCTTTCCGCTTTTCGCTTCGCTTCATCAAGCCCAGCAGGAATCAGCCCCAGCTTTTGCAGAACCCACCCTATCCCCTCCATCAAAAGGGTCAGCGGCGTCAGAAGCGCCTGCAACGCGAAACCAAAAACCTTACCAAACGTCTCACCGGCACTGGTGCACTGATCCAGGGTTTCCTTACTGGTCTGCATCGGCGACAGCAGTTTTTGAAACCATCCCCACACGGTCTGAATGCCGTCTGCAATCAGGGTAAAGACTGGCGACAGAGCGGAAAAAGCATCGCGCAGCGGTGTCAGCGCCTGCCAGACGCCGCTAAAAAAGCCGAGAAAATAAGCTTTAATCGGCTCCCAGAACCGCCAGATAAGTAACCCGGCAGCCACAAACGCCGCACCAATCAACCCTATCGGGCTGAGCAAAAATGAAAGCACACCGCCGAGGGCCGATACCGCCGTGGTGATCAGCCCCCAGATGGCAGGCAGCCCGGTCAGGCGTAATGCCAGACCGCCGATACCTTTCACCAGTGAGCCGACTGCCGCGCCAGGCGAAAGGAATGCTGTGAGCAGACCGCCGCGCAATGCGGGTAAAAGACCGGTTATGCCACCGATATTTTTAGAAAATGAACCGAGTAGCGCGCCCCAGCCGCTCATTCTTCCAAGCACCGGGCCGCCAACGGTTCCCAGCGTGCGAAGCGCGGCAACTGTGCCTGATATCCCCTTCCCTCCGGTCAGGAGGGTAAAGCCCAGCCGCAACTTTGCCAGCGGGCCAATCAGTATACCTGTGACAATCGATACCGTACCCAGCGCCGCAGTTAATGCCAGCGCGCCAGCTCCAACGATTAACAGCGTCTTTGCCAGCTCGGGGTTTGCCTTGACCAGCCCGGCCACACGCGTGATTGTCTCATCCAGCCACTGAATAAGACTGCGCAACGGGCCATTCACCGTATCGGATATTTCGGTCTGTAGCCCCTCCCATGCGCTGCTGAGGTTGGACAAATCGCCGCCAAGGTTATCCGACATTTTTTTAGCCACGCCAGCCGATTCGCCCTGCGCCTTTTTCAGTTCTGCGATGAGCTTCTGAAGATCACCACTGCCGGCGGAGTTAACCAGCGACTGCAATCCGACAAAGGCTTCCTCTCCGGCGATATCCTTAAAGAAACTCACCTGGTCAGTGGAGCCATATTTTTTGGTCGCCTTGTACAAATCGGCGAGGATACTTTCAACGGGCCGCATCTTGCCGGTGCTGTCAGCGACAGATACACCCAGCTCTTTCAGCGCCTTGGATGCTGCGCCAGTCGGTGCTGCAAGCCGACTCAATGACGCGCGCATTGCAGTGCCCGCGTCGCTGCCACGTAGACCGCCTTTCGCCAGCATACCCGCCATTCCGGCCGCTTCTTCCAGACTGATACCAAGGCTGGCGGCCACCGGGCCGGTATACTTCATTGTTTCGCCGAGATCGCGCAGGTTGGTACTCGTTCGGGTGAATGTTCCGGCCAGCACATCACCCACTCGCCCCATATCACCGGCCTGCAGACGGAACTGGTTGAGGATACTGGCACCAATATCCGCTGTTTCCCCAAGGGAAATATCGCCACTCAGTGCCCCGCCTGCGATGGCGGTATCAAGCACGCCGGGAAGCGCTGCCTTGATCGCCTCCGGCGTGAATCCGGCCATGGCGAGAAAGGCCTGGCCCTGCGCGGCGTCACTGCTGGAAAATGCAGTGTCTGCACCAAGCTGTTTGGCCTGATCGCGCAACCCCTTAAACCGGGGATCGGTTTTATCCATCCGTGTCAGCGCCATTACGCGCGACATATCGGTATCAAAACCAATCGGCGTTGATAAAAAGCGCCCTGCACCATAGCCCGCAGCGGCAGCACCGAGGGCCATGCCCGTCCCTGCGCCCCGTAATTTGTCGCCGGTTTCTTTTGCCCGTGCATATTGAGCCTGGGCTTTTGTAATCGCGGCCAGTTGCTGGCGTTCCCGCTCCAGCGCCTGCGTGTATTGCTCAGTTCTGCGCAGGGCGCTTTGCACCGCGCCGCTTCCGGCAGTCAGGTTAACGCCGTGCTGACGGATAGCCTGTGATGCTTCGCGTAGCCGGGTGGTTTGCAGACTGTAGGTCTGGTTAAGGCGTGAGATCTTTCCGCGCAGCGTTTCAAGGTGTGCCGCCTGGGCCTCAGTAAGCTGTCCCCCTTCCCGCTGTTTCTGGTTGAGGCCATCGAAAGCCCGTTGCGTGCGGCTGAGTTTTTGCGCGGTGTCGTTGGCCTGGGCGCGCAGCTTGTCAAACGCTGACGTTTGTTTGTCGAGCTGTTTAGCCGCGTCCTGTGTTTTTTTAAGTGATTCGGCAAGGCCGCCAACAGCTTTGCTGGCGGCACTGGTCGGGCGGGTGAGTTTATCGATCGCACTGAACGCGACGCGGATATTAAGATCCATCGGCTTCATCCTCATGGTTGCCGCTACGGATGGCGGCCTGCTGCCGCCATGCCATCAGTTCGCGCGGCTCCATGTCATACATGACAGAGGGCGGCCAGTGGAAAATGACAGCGATATCGGCAATCAGATCCTCTACGCTGTTGAAGAGAGCTTCCCTTATTCGTTCGCCGTCACCGCCGCGCCCGGTACTGATGGCGCCGCTTTCGTCAAAAAAGGCGTGATTTCTTCGGCGAGTGCCACGTAATCCTGCGTATCCATTGCGGCAATATCCGCCGTGGTCAGCGCTGGCGAGGTAACGCGGGAAAGCAGTGTTGAGGTGGATTCAAAATCGAAATTGAGCACGTCAACGAGGCGCAGGCCACGAAGTGAGCCAGCCTGTTTGATCGTCTCAGTGATGGTCACAACGGTGATTTCATCGTTACCGCGTTTGATGGGTTTCGTCAGTGTTACAGCCATGGGTCAATCTCCTGGGTGGCAACCTGTGCCACCGTTAAAGGGTTAAGTGAAAGCAGTCAGCTATTCAGGCCAAGCGCGGAAGAAATACGATCCGGGTAGAGATTTTCCCCGTTGCGCTTGTAGATAAAGTTCAGCAGGTCAATTTCCAGCAGCGGCTTATCATCAACTGACAGCTTGTAATAAGTGTTTTTGATGGCGTAGGTGTGGTTAGTGTCATCCCCCTGCTTTGCATCACCGGGATCAATCTCAGTAATACGCCCGCGCATTTCCACTTCCACAGGGAACTGGTTCCGCCACTGTAAATCTCGCCAGCAAAACGCAGGCGCAGTTCGTCAATGTCACCACCGTATTTCAGGAGCAACTCTTCAACCACGCCGCCAACAACCATTGAGGCATCCAGCGCGCCGGAATCGATACCCAGATCCACGGCAACCGCCCCGAGCATACCGGCCCCCTGAAAATCTTCAGTTTTGCGGGTAAGCTTCGGTAACGTCACGCTGGGAATTTTCCCGATGTAGTTCACGCCATTGACGAACAGCGTGAACAAGCGAATTTTTTTAGGGATCGCCATTTACGCACCTCCGAGGGAAGAAAATGCCGCTTCGTAATACTGATCGGTGAACGTCTGAATCATCGTCAGATCTTCCAGCGGTGGCACCGGGCTGTAGTTGTAGCGCACGACAGCTTTACCCTGCCGGATGCCGGTCGTCGGGTTATCAACGATATCGAACCAGCAGGATGCACCAATCAGCTTGCCCTCAGTGACCAGCGCCTGAAGCTTGCTGTTAATCCCACTCACCACGTCTTTGACGTTTGCAGGCGTCAGTGGCGTGTCAACGGTCGTGAATTGCGCTTCAGCGATGCTGTCCGCCAGAATCTGGGCTGTGCGGGTATAGACCTCAAAAATGTATTCATCCGTATCCGTGGTGCGGTTGCCCCAGAAACGGAATCCGTCACGCTTGATAAGCGTGGTGATCTCATTGGCATTCAGCTCGTTGGCGTCCGAGTCTTCCGCCTGAAGCGCCCAGAAAACATCTTTGGCAATCCCGAGCACATTCCTGACAGCAACGTTGGATAACGACTTGTGCCAGCCCTGTTCATTATCGATCAGCGCGCGAAGTCCTAACGCGTAGGCGACGGCGGGAAACTCTTCATTCACGCCGGTCTGTGAGTTGTAGGCGATGAAGTTGGGCCAGATAAGCATGCCCTCGCGCTCAGCGAACTGTTCGCGGTAGGCTTTCGCTTCGGCGATAGTCTCGCAGCCATCGCAATAGCTGTAAGAGAATGCACGTAACTGTTTCGCGATCACGCGCAACTGCGCCGTGACTTCCTGGGTGTCATAGCCAGGCACACCGAGAATACGCGGACGATAGCCGGTTTTCTGTTCGGCAGTCAGAAGGGCAAACATCCCGGTATAACTGCCGTCAGCCTGCGTACCACCGATGATGAGCTGGGATTGCGTTGGCTCATTCTCCCCTGCTTTCGCCTCTGCGACGCGCACCACAATCACGCGGGTGCTCACCTGGTCGGAAATGGCTTTCAGGGATTTGTAGAGGGAGCCTGTTTTACCTGCACTCCCCAGGGCTGTGATAACACGCGTCAGCAGCACTGGCGTGTCGAGCGGAAAGGTTTCGGGGTCGGCGTCATCCGCAACAGCGACAAGCCCAATGACCGTGGAATCAATGTCATTGATCGCTGTCTGGAGGTCGGTTTCCTCCTTAACACGCGCCCCGTGGAAAAAGTTGTCGGTCATGCTGTACCGCCATCATGTTGTGAGTTCGGGGCTATATTCCACAAAATGAGCATGCCCGACACGCACTGCCGGGTGTCTGATGTTTGCGACAACAAACGACAGTTTTCTGCTTCGCGCGCGCATGAAACTATCAGCGCCGGAGGAGTTCATATGGCACTGTCAGCAGACGCAATCAGTAAAACCAAAGCACAACTGGATAAGAGCACACAGACATTTCAGGATTTTCAGGATGAGCTGTCACCGGTTCCGGCGTTCCGGATCATGCTTGGCGGCAAAGCACTGACCATACTGGATGACCGGCTTATTTCACTGGAACTGACCGACAACCGGGGATTTGAAGCCGACGAACTGACGATTACTATTGCTGACAGTGACGGCCAGTTACAGTTGCCGCCGCGCGGGGCTGAGCTGTCGGTGTCCATCGGCTGGCGGGGTGAACCGCTGGTCTATAAAGGGATTTATACCCTGGATGAAGTGGCGCATTCCGGGCCGCCTGACCGCCTGGAGCTGACGGCACGCAGCGCTGATTTCAGGGATGAATTCAACACCAAGCGCGAAGTGTCCTGGCATGATGTTAAGGTTGAACGCGTTATATCAGCCATCGCCCACCGGTATAAATTGACGCCGGTTATTTCTGAGCAGCTCATCAACATTGAGATCGATCACGCCGACCAGACACAGGAAAGTGATATGTCTTTCCTGACGAGAATGGCGGAAATGCTGGGCGCCATTGCCACAATCAAAAATGGCAGTCTGTTGTTTATTCTTCCCGGCGGAGGCGTCAGCGCCAGCGGTAAACCGCTGCCGGAATTCTCAATCACCCGTTCAAGTGGTGATCGCCATTCATTTCGTATTGCCGATCGTGATGCCTATACCGGCGTAAGGGCGTACTGGCTGGATCTGGAATTCGGCAAAAAGAAAAAAGTAACGGTCAAAAGCCGCAAGCCGAAAAAGAAAAAGCCACCACGCAGCAGCGCCAGAGACGGGGATTATCTGGAGGGTGAAGACGGTAACGTTTATGTATTACGCAAAACATACATCAGTGAAACAGCGGCAAAGCGCGCTGCTGCTGCCAAATGGCAACAGCTCAAACGAGGTGCTGCGGAATTTACGTTAACACTGGCGCGGGGCCGCGCCGATCTCTACCCGGAAATGCACGGAACCGTTACGGGGTTTAAATCCGATATTGATTCTCAGGACTGGATTATCGCCCGTGCTGCACATTCAATTGATGACGGTGGATTTAAAACCCGCCTGGAGCTGGAAGCCAAAATACCGGAATGGATTGCAGAGACTGAATAAACGAAGCCATAATAACAGCGAGTTCAACTCCCGCCATGGGAGGCCATCATGTTTGTTTGCCCCATTTGTGGTGCTGTCGCTCGGACACGCACCAGTCGCCGTCTCAGTGAGATGACGATCCGTCAGTACCATCAGTGCCAGAATTTTGAATGCAGCATCACATTTACCACGCTTAACAGCGTGGAAAAACTGGTGACTAAACGAGGTTCACGAGAGAAATTACCAGAGGGATTTATTCCGGAAGATGCTTTCCCAGCTTCACATTACGGACGTGATCAGTTGGATTTATATCTTTAGTTTAAAGAGGGCATGTGAGGCTGATCACTCCCTTATATCTCTATTTATTAATATTATCCCGTCTAAGTGGCGGGTTAATTTTTATTTATTCATTTAGTACCAACTGATAGGATTTTCCCTGGGTATGTGACCATATATGGAGTATTGAAAATGGCATTAATAAATTGTCCGGAATGCAGTAAAGAAATAAGTGACTCTGCTTTTAAGTGCCCATCCTGTGGACATCAAGTAAGAAAGCCAACACGTTCGTTTTTCGGCAAACTTGTAAAATGGATTTTCATCTTATTCAACATCTTCATGATCTACAGCTTCTTTGTGGGTATGGGCAGTAGCAGCGATGTGATAAATAATGCCACCTCTGATGCTGAGCGTGCTGGGGCAGCATTGGGCACTGGTCTGGGAGTGATGATGCTGGGAAGCCTCTGGGTTATTGGTGACATCATTATTGGGACGATTGTTTTTTTGACCCGACCAAAAGCCTGAGACAGATGACTATGAACAGAATAACAACCATTGCAACGGTCATGTTTGTGGCTGGATTTTCAATGCACGCAGCGGCTGAGACTAAAACCGATTTCGATAAAGATGCCTTGCTAAAGTGTCAGCTAGAGACAAAGAGTGATGTTCGTTTGGCTTGCTATGATGCGGTATTACCTCCAAGCGCAGCGGTAAATGACGAAACCACAGCAGGTACAGGAAAATGGCAGGTAAGTTCGAAAACTTCACCTGTCGATGATACAAAGAATGTTTATCTTATCCTCGCAGCGAATGAGTCCATTCGATCTCAATTTGGTGAATCTATTACCCCTAATCTTTTTATTACTTGCAGAGAGAAGAAAACGGAGCTGTACCTAAATTGGGATGTCTTCATTGGCACTGATGAAGCCTCGATGTTATATCGCCTTGACAAACAAAAGGCAAAAACGCAAACGTGGGATATTTCTAGCGATAATAAGGCCGTCTTTTATCGCGGTAATGTCGTCGAATTCGTTAAGACTTTGGCTAAAGCTAACGGCATGTACACCCAAATTACGCCTTATGGCGAAAGCCCTGTGAGCGTGTCTTTTGATTTGAGTGGGTTGTCGGAAGCGTTAAAGCCACTGCAAAAGGCATGTAGCTGGAAATAG